GGAACTCATGGGTGCGCGTATAGCAAAAAATCTAGAAATACACGTCACATTCACGCCCAAGTTTGACTCGTTTGGTATGTGTACGTGGGAAGATGATAACATTCGTCCACGTGAGTTTAGTATCGAATTGAAAAAAGAACAGGACGATATAAATCTATTAATGACTGTTTGCCACGAGATGATACACGTCAAACAAATGGCAAAGAGCGAACTCAAAGAAATCTTTAAGGGTGGTCAAAGACAAGTTTGGCATGGTAAGTCTTTTTACAAGGAAGATTTACAGAAGATCGAATATGGTGAAGAACCTTGGGAAATAGAAGCATATCGCGATCAGATTCCTCTGGCAAAGAAATACGTTCAATCGCATGGATATAAAATCTAAGATTAAGAAGGCGCATATGCGGGCTGCATTCGTTTACAGCGAGTGTAGTACCGCTATTCGACTGAAGGTGGGGTGTGTTATTGTAAAGGATGATCGCCTGATTAGCATTGGATATAATGGCATGCCTTCAGGATGGACGAATGAATGTGAGAATATAATAGGTATAGATGATGTTGGTACTCCTATTCTTGAAACTAAACCAGAAACGCTGCATGCTGAATCGAATGCGATTGCAAAGTTAGCGAGCAGTACTGAATCAGGTCGAGATGCTGCGCTGTTTTGTACAGTTCAGCCTTGCTTAGAGTGCGCTAAACTGATTCATCAAACAGGCATCAAACAGGTATACTACGTCCATCCATATCGTAAGACAGACGGGTTAGAGTTTTTGAAAAAGTGCAAGATACATGTAGAGCAGATGGAACATGAGCGACCGTGACAATAGAATAGTCCAGGGTCTTTTTAGACTCGCTCAAGACTTACCTGCCGTGAGGTCTTCCCGCCTCGCGGCATGTGTCGTTTATAAGAACGACGTTGTGGGATTTGGTTTTAGTCAGAAAAAGAGCCATCCATTCCAAGCAAAATACGCTAAGAACCCAGACGCCATCTTCCTTCATGCTGAGACTGATGCGATTAAGAATGCTCTACGACGTATTTCGGTTGATGAACTGAGTAAGTCTACACTATATGTAGTGAGGGCGAAGAAGAACTTTACGAATAAAAGATGGATTTTTGGCATGGCAAAACCATGCCCTGGTTGTTACTCTGCTATTGTGACGTATGATATACAGAATGTGGTTTACACTTTGGAAGGAGAGGATTATAAATATATGTAAACCAACGTAGGGATTTTTGATGTCTATAACCAAGTTTCTATTGAAAATTCTAGGGTACAAAGGGCATTATCAATATGAAAACATTTAAAACATATTTAGAAGAAGCTGCTCCTCCAAAAATATCTGCAAACAGAGGAGATGTTGCAGAAGTTATTCTTGGTGCGGCTGTAACATCAAGATTTTGGAAACACCCAGTAGGAGAAAAAGTTTCAGAAAAAGACATACGTTCTATTATGAGAATGGTATTAAAAACAAATCCGGTTGCTTTAACTAGAAACGATTTAGAAATAGATACTAAAATATCAGACACTATCCGATTTAGAGTAGGGGTGCCGAAACCCGCATATGATTTTTTAAAACAAGAAAAAGAATGGGATAAAATTTCTGATCTTTTCAAATCTTGCGAGGCATATGTTAACTCTGATAGGAGATTAAGCCTACAATCAAATGTTTTAGCTAAAAATGGAAAGATAAACGATATTTTCGTAAATTCTGATGGAACTGGTGATCAAAAAGGAACCAAGGCTGATATTAAAATAGAAATCGATGGTAAGAAAACAAGAAACCAAATTTCTTTAAAGGTGCAAGGTGGTGATCAGTTTATGCAAATTGGAGGGGTCGGGTTCGATAAGCAGGTAGAACTTTGGGACAATTTAGGAATTAACGTATCAAGTGCAGAAAAAAAATATAATGAGTATATAAAAAATCTTCAGACAAGTTTGATATTTTATGATAGAGATAGCGTAACGAAGTCTGGAGCTGCTGACAATATTCGTTTGGCTGCAGAACTAACTTATAAAATTGCCGCAGAAAAATTACAAACTAATCTTGACAAAAAAGATGGAAAAAAAATAGATAATCTTGCAAAACTTATTAAATCGGGTGCTACGAAAGATGATGATAATATTGAACTTGTAAAATTACAATCTGGTAAATTTAAAAAAGCTAGATTTGGAAAAAAATATAAAGAAAATGTAAAGAACGCAGAACTGGTTGTTTCATATAAAAGGTCAACAGATCCAATTATATTAGTTTATGACAAAAATCTTGGACCTATTAAAGGTAAACTTGTACAATTTAGAGCAAGATATTCTATAGAAGGAGCTAAATCTAAAAGTGGAAAAACTTATAGACCTTATCTTAGAAATCTTTTAGAAACTGGACCATTTTTATTTCAATTGGCATCGGATAGATAAATGCTAACTCTTAAATCATTCATCGTCGAAGAAAAGAACACCCATCTTCAACACATCGAGGAGCTAATGTTCCTTGGTGGTGTCGATGGTACACGTCAGGCAATTAACTTCCTTCGCGATCTTCGTGATATGCTCAAGGGTGATGCCACGTCTGCTGTTGATATCACTGTCAAGTGGGATGGTGCTCCTGCTATCTTCGCTGGTGTTGATCCCGCAGACGGTAAGTTCTTTGTCGCTAAGAAGGGTGTGTTTAATAAGAACCCTGTCATGTATAAGACAACTGCTGATATCAATAGAGAGTTATCAGGCGAACTTGCTAAGAAGTTCAAGGTAGCGCTCGCTGAATTTTCGAAGTTAGGTATTAAGTCTGGTGTGTATCAGGGAGACCTGATGTTTACAAAAGGTGATGTTAAGATTGAGACGTTTGATGGGCAGAAATATTATACGTTTCAACCAAACACTATCGTCTATGCGGTTCCCGTAAGCACTCCACTTGGTAGAAAGATTGCGAAAGCAAAGATTGGTGTTGTTTGGCATACGACATATACCGGACAGAAGATCGAAACGATGAAGGCGTCTTTCGGTAAAGACATCGCGAATAAGTTTAGAGCACCCGCCAGTATTTGGATGGATGATGCTACCTATCGCGACGTTTCAGGTAAGGCTCTTTTCAGTGCGTCCGAATCAAAAAAGTTTGATAAACTTCTCAGTAATGCAGGTAAGTTGTTTCGTTCAGTTGACGGAGAAGCATTTCGCGCGATTACAAGTGATGAAGAACTGCGTCAGAAGGTAATGACGTTCATTAACACTTACATTCGCGGTGGTTCTAACTTTCCAAAAAGCAATACAATGGCGAAAGAGTTGGTGCTATATCTCAATGATTGGTTTGGAAAAGAGATAGAAAAGAAGAAATCGGATGCTGGAAAGGAAAAGTGGAAAGAGAAACGCGATACATTGACAAACAAAATCGCTTTGAATAAACCACAATTGATTGCAATGTTTGATTTGATGAAGACGCTGATTGATGCGAAAGGTATGGTTATCAATCAGTTCAATAAGACTCAAGAGATTGATACCTTATTGAGAACATCGAAGGGGTTTCAGGTTACGAGACAGGAAGGTTTCGTTGCCATAGATAAGTTAAAGGGTGGTGCAGTGAAGTTGGTTGATCGTCTTGAGTTCAGTAAGGCAAATTTCTCACCCGAGATTATTAAGGGATGGCAAAAGTAGTTTGTTTATAAATAATAAAAACTAACTACTCCCAGTTAGTGTACGCAAAACCTGAGGAGAAAAATGAGTAAAACAGTCATCACGTGGGGGCGCATGAATCCTCCCACTATCGGTCACCAAAAACTGGTAGACAAAGTTAAGGCAGAAGCGAAAAAACGTGGGGCTATGCCTCACGTTTTTCTTACGCATACTTCTGATGCTAAAAAGAATCCACTTGATTATAATACGAAGATTCGCGTTGCTCGTAAAGCATTTGGATCAAGCGTCACTAAATCAAACTCCAGAACGATTATCGAAGCAATGAAAGAATTGCAATCAATGGGTCACACTGAAGTTGTACTCGTTGTTGGGTCTGATCGTATCTCGGAGTTCAAAACTCTTCTCAACAAATACAATGGTAAAGACT